TAGTGTATACCTTCTGATTCTTAGGTGGGTTCATCCACGTTAGCTTTCCACCAGCTTCTTTTTGCCAGATTGAACCTTTAGGATAAACCTCCTTACCCGCTGTCTTGTTAAGATCTGCCGCTGTAACTTGAGTAGTAACATTCTCAGCTACCTTAGCATCTGCAAGGAGTAAAGCAGCAGCTTTCTGAGCTTCAGTCTGAGTCTCATCACCAGCTACCTTAGCATCTGCAACAAGCAAAGCAGCAGCTTTCTGAGCTTCAGTCTCAGTCTCTGCACCAGTTACCTTAGCGCCAGCAAGAAGCGCAGCAGCCTCTTGGTCAGACGTAGTGCTAGTTGATGCGGCTTCTACCTTAGCACTTGCTATTAATGCAGCAGCCTCATCATCTCTACCCTCTTGACGTAGGGTTTCCACTTTAGCAGCAATAGCAGCAGCTTTGGCATCAGCTTCATCCTTCTCTTCTTTCTTCTTAGCCTTAGCTAACTCTAGCATCTTAAAAGCAGCTATAGGGTTGTCCTTCTTTAATAACTTAACCATGTCATACATAGCCGCTGAAGTGTCGGCTCCCGCAGCAGTTAGATACTGTTGTTGTGTAGCATTCTTAGCGTCTGCTTTAGCCTGTAGACCAGCTTCATATTTACCACCGTCCATCTTTCCTGCTAAAGCACGACCTAAGCTGCTTCCAATTAACGCAGCGGCTTGTGCTTGCATAGGATCTCTTGAACCTTGGCCTGCTTGTTGTACTAACTGTTGTTGTAAGGCTGTGCCTCGTTGATTTCTCTTCGATAGAAGTTCATCTATAGACGGGCCTTGTGTAAATAAACCATTGATAGCCATTTGTGCTATACCTCTATGTAAATAAGTTGCTTAACCAGCTGGCGCCAGTGTCAGTGCCTAAGAATGATGTACCTAAACCAACAGCGCCTGTGAGCCAAGGGTCTGCCTGATAGTTACCTCTGTCTATTGCTGCTTGTGCAGTCAGACGAGAGATGTCATTACGATCTTGGTCAATTGAGTAGCCTTGATCTAATGCTTGCTGCTGTTGTATTAAGCCTGCGTTACTTAAGCCTGCACCTAGCATGCCTTGACCAGCACCCATTAGGTTGCCGTACTGTTGCTGTCGTAGAGCTTGGTTAGTACCAAACTGTGATAGATCTAAGCCTGCTTGCTGCATCTGCTGACTATAAGCATCATTAGTTGATTGAGCTGCTAGCTGTGCAAGTGCTTGAGACTGTGCTTGGTTCATACCAAATGCGTCTGGTTGTACCATACCTGAACCAGCTCCCACTCCCTCGCCTGCAAGCCTAAGGCCCAAACGACCACCTCCAAACATACTTTCATTGTTCATAGCGCGTTGCTGTGCGAATTGTGGAGCGAGTAGCGCACTACGTTGGTCAAACAACTGCTGTGAGCGCCCTTCTGGATCAAAATTGTAGTTAAACTCACTAGGAGCCTGTTGTGCCATGTCTCCAGCCTGACCAAAGAGGCCAGTGCCTTGACCTAGTAAGCCTGACATACCCGCAGTACCAGCTAGGGCACCTACGTTGCCATTCCTAAAGGTTACTGGATTAAACGTACCAGAGTCTTGAGAGCCAGTAGGTATAGAAGCACCAGCGCCAAGACCACCTTCGCCACCTGAAGCGCCACCTGTCAGCATCTCACCTGTTGGCGACACTAGACCCGCAGCTACAGCAGCTCGTTGACTATCTGTTGTAGGTGAACCAATAAAGGCATAATCCTTCTGTTCAGCCATCTGAGGTGCCCTAGCCATTTGAGCACGTTGAGCTGGTGTCTCATTGTAGTAAGACGGGCCACCTAAAGCAGCCCTACGTGCATCTTCTACCTTTGCTCTGTCATTCATACCATATCTAGTTTGATCCATAACTGACTTAGCGATAGTGCTAACTGGACTTAGGTATGACAGTGGCCCTGCGGCTCTTGGTGCAAAGTTCTGTGAATTAACCTTATCACTAGGTGATGCCTTTGGTGAGCTGGATTTGCTACCACCGCCACCAAACAAGTCTGAGAAAAATCCCATTATACTGTCCTCTTCCAAAAGTATACGACTATGTACGGCTGTACAATGTCATGTGTATGAGCTGCTCCACCGCCTGTTGAGCCTGTTGGTGGTGCACCGCCTCCACCATTTGTTGTTGAGTAGACATTGGCAGAACCATCACCACCACCAAGTGTCCATCCAGAAGCGTGATTGTGGCTCGGTATCTCAGAAGTAGTCAAGGTATGTGCGTCAGTCTTAGAACCACCTACCTCTTCAACAACATTAAAAGAAGCGTCACCAGTATCTATACCTACTAAGGTACGACCGGTACCAAAGGCTACCCAAGTACCTACGCCTAATAAAGTAGCGGGGTTAGTAGCAACAACCGCTGTATAGATAGAACCTACAGGATAAACCAGAGCGTTTACAGTTGCTGCTGTGAGTACAGTTACGGCTGCTTGTACAAAGGCTGTAGTGGCTAACTGTGTTGTGTTAGTGGATACAGAGGCTGTAGGAGCTGTGGGTGTGCCTGTAAGGACAGGACTAGCTTTTTGATCCTGTACAAAGGCTGTAGTGGCTACTTGTGTTGAGTCGGTAGCAACAGAGGCTGTAGGAGCCACAGGCGTACCCGTTAGGGCAGCGTTACTGGCGTTAGCTTTAGTAGCTATCGCTGTCGCTATGTTAGTAAACTCGTCATCTATCTCAGTACCGCTTAAGGTCTTGAGTGGGTTGCCTGTGGTTAAGGCATCCTTTGATGCAAAGTTAGTTGCTTTTGTGTAATTAGACATGGTTAAAGTACCTTACCTTGTTTAGCGTAAATTGATAACTTCTGTAGGCTCATTGATGTGCCATTGATTGTAGTAGTGAAGCCTATTTGGACAATATTACCAGATCCCTGTGCAGGGGCTGATTGTTCTGTGATTAAGACTGAGCCAGTATACTCAGCTACGTTATATTCAGCTATACCATACTCATATACTGTACCAGCTACGATAGTAAATGTCTCAGAGAAGTAAACCGGACTATACTCATAACCAACCTTAAGTGAGAATGTTTGACCCGTGGCACCTACTGTGGTAGCAGATAGTTTCTTTATAATCTTATTGATGTTAGGCATTTCTAAGTCAAAGTAGTTACTATAATAAGACATAGCATAAGATGCAGTCTCATCCAAGTAGTTACGATACTGGGCAATACCATTAGGTTGTGCAAAATACAACTCAGATCCTATTGACAATAAACCCTTAGGTGTTAACTCAGGCCATACCGTAGTCCTGTAGGAACCATCTTCTAGCATCATCCTTGTATCAAAACAAAAGGTCTGCTCTGTAGCAGGGAACGTAAGCAAGTAGAAAGCATTAGTAGGTGAATATACTGACTTAACATTAGCTAGAGTCTCATTTCTAACTGCTTGTATGATATCATCACGTACATTCTTAGAGATGTCTCTCATAGGCTGAGATTTCTCTTGTACGGTACGATTGAGTGAACGTACACCAGTGTTGCTTAAGAACAAGATGTCCTCACCAGTGTTCTGTACGGAGTCCCTAGCGATACAACCGACACCTTCGATAACTTCTACCAAGGTTAAGCTAGTAGTAGTCATGGATGCTTGAAAGTTATTACCATCACCATAAATGATAATGTTATCTTTACAGAATATTATTAAGTAGCCGTTGTGAGCACCTAAGGCCACTATCTCATCAGCGCCTTGGGTAAGGACACTAGAGATGTCTATAGAGCCTGCTGTGCCTGTACCAAAATTATGACCGTTAAGTACATCAGAGAACCATACTGTCGTCTTGTTAGTGGCTGTATCCGCATGCCAGATACGCCCATAGGCTGATAGGACTGTATTAGATAACTGATGTGTGCCCGCTGTGTGTGTATGAGCAACAAAGGATTCAAAGGTATCTGCTGTAGACTCGTTAGTGTAGATTAAAGGTATGTAACCACGTTGGTAAAAATAAGTATGGTCATTAAGTGTGGCCGTTTGCCAGTTACCAGCGGCTATAGTGTCCGTGGTAGTTGGGGTTAGAGTTGTGAGAGCTGTAGTTCCTTTGTAGAACTTAGTAGAACTCCATGAGAGGCGTGTACGATCTCCAGTTATCTCTTGGAAGTCTGATAAGCCCGTAAGGTTAATACCTACGTTGTCATCAGCTACAGTGTCCAAGGTAGCGGATATTGTAGACCAACCTTTACGAGCACCTAAGCGACCATACTTATCTATGATACAATTGTCTGCGTGTAGTGCAAAGCCTTCCTGTAGCGTTACCCCTGACTCTTGGGTGTTTAGACCGTAGAACGCAGGGGCAGCTATGGAGGACGTTATTAGTTGTTTAGACATCCTAGGGTGCCTCCCAAATTAGTTCCTCAGGATGCTTGCTGGCATCTATAGCAATGGCATCTGATAGGTAAACTGAAGATAGAGCCTTAGCTGATACAGCAGACATGCCACCATCCTCACCACGTTCCTCAAGGGCCATAGCATAGGCTAGGGCTTGCACAGGTAAGAAAGGTACCTTAACTGTATCATCATCATTGATAATGTCAGGTGAACGTTTAATCACGTTAAAGTGTAGGGAGAAGACACCATTAGGTACAGGGTAAATATCAACCTGTGTGTCACCTAGGGCACTTAAGCCATTAAAAGAATAATAGTTAGGCGAACCTTCTGCTGGAGTTGTGTTAAGAAAGATACTGTTAAACCAATGTGCAGTTTTGTATGTCATAAAGTGGTTGTTGGTATCATTGATTACATCAAGCACTGTTGACTTGTCACCAAAGTCAGTCAAGGCGTAACTAAACACACCATCTTGTGTTGTTATTGTCATTGTCTCACGTAGGTTAGACCAGTTCCAAGCACTCTCAACCAACTCAATAGCGTCATGTACAAACAGCCCAACTAGCTTAGAGTAGCTATTTTCATTTATAGAATCTACCTCACGCTCCCTAAGGCGTATGAGGATGTTATTTACTAATTGCTTATATGTTTTCATTTGTTTGCCTTGGTTATATGGCTAAGAACTTAAGTGCCGACATAACACCAAACTGGTCAGCGAAGAGTACAACACCAGCGCCTAAGGCTATCCACTTGATTTGCTTAAGTGTCATAGTTATGTCGGTTAACGTTGTCTTTAATTCCAGTGAAGTATCCGATAGATCTTTGATGTCTTCATCAAGACCCTCTACATGCCATTCAAGTTTAGTGATACGTTCTTTTAATTGTTCCATTATTTCCTATGCTATATGTAGTGATTATTTTGGTTAGGTAGTACGTTTAGGCTTGGGCCTTAATATACTGTCGGCTAGGCCACCACCGAAATAGAAGCCAACTATAGTGAGCATAATCCAGTCAATTTGAAACTCTTTAAGAATGTCCTTAACTGCTGTTACATCCTGTCCTGTGAATGTCATACCTATTACCAATAAGTAAGTGCTGATGTAAGTACCTCCAAACATGACTGCCATATAACGCTGCGCGATCTTGAAGGGTGCGTAAGCCTGCATTAAGTCCATTTTAGCCTTAGTCTTGGCTTCAATCATCTCTACGTCTGAGGTGTGTAAATCATCTATTAGATCAATACCTTTAGAAATAACATCACCTGACCCGAAGATTGTACTTAGTATGCCCATAACATGGCCTCCCATTTAATTATCAATACGATGGCTGCTAGCATCAGTAGTAACCTTTTATGTATAATGCTGCACCTAATAATGCACCCATTGTTATCACTAAACCTAACCCCACCTTAATTGCAATAGCCATATTGTCCTCTAATGCTTTTTGCCTAGCTAGTCTCTTACGTGCTGCTACCTTCTCCGATTCTTTTAAGTCTCTACTATACTGAGCTTTAAATTCTAAGAAGTTATGATAGCCCATTAGCCCTTGCTTATTAAGCATGTGCTTTAATTCTTCCTCTTGTTTTGCTAGTTGTTGTTTGGCTTGGTATGCTGCAAGTACATCACCTTGACCAGAGGCAGCTTGCTTTGCTATCTTCTTCTCTGCTCCAAAGTATTCACCTACAGCCTTACCCGCATCCATCAACTCTTTGCCGTTACCTAAAGTTGTTTTAATAACTTTAAAGGCTGCATTAGCTATTGCTAATTCTGCTAACATATCCATAACCTCTTTGTGTATTCTTGGGGAATCCCGTATGGCTCCCTAGAAGGTTGCACTACGAGGTACTCTACATTTACTTTATACACAGAAGGTTCAACTAATAATCTCTGTCCTTGCGGTGCAATGTCAGGAGATACGTGTACAGGGTACAGTTCTAATGGGCTTGACCACATTAGACTATCGCTGCCCTTGCTGCTGCTCTGGCTGTAGTCACATCGGCTGGCACTGCTACACCTGTCTCAGCATGACGAGTGATGTACCAATCTGTAGACTTTAGATACTCAAGTGACTCAGAGTTAACCAAAGACTGAGCATTAGCTGCAATCTCTGCATCAGTGTACTGTGGTGCAGGAGTGTTACCCTCTGCAATCCATGCGAGTACGTCAG